CTTCGTTTTTTAGAGTAGTGTTACTATAAATTGAACTTAGATTGACGTATACAGTATTCATGCTGATAATATAAAGTTGTTTGTGTTAAAGCTTCCGGAGTTAGCGCTAATTTCTGCAAAGAACGACCCACTACCAAATGTAGATGAGCGAATAAGACTATTCGTAGTATCATATCTAGATACATTACTAATAACCAATTTATTATTCTCTATAGTAAATTCAATATCAAAGAAGTGCGCTAATTCATTTATATCACTAACAATATAAGTTAATTTGAATAAATTGTTCACACTGTTAAATGTTAAGTATGGGGTAATAATTTCCTCTGGTGTAAAATTGTTATTATCAGCACCAGAAACGCTAACTTGAAATGTAGTTATTATATCTTCAGTTATACTATCTGGAAATACCTTTTCGTTAGTATTGTTACTAAGATTATATTCGTAAATGCTCGGGATAACCGACCAGTAATTTTTAGCATTATCGCCTGTAACTGCAGTAAACTTAGTAAAGTACGCTTTATTTGACGTTTCAACAAATAACCTATTTGAAAAGACTTCTAGCTTGTTAGCAGAATTAATAGAGAATAACGTATTATTGTTAGTTGAAATAACAAACTCACTACCATCGTAATTTATAACATCAATAACTAAGTTATTGGGGGTCTCTATAAATATATTATCACCTATAATATCAAAATCTATAACATGGTTAAAGATATCATATTGAACTGAATCGCTATATTTGCTAAAGGTTAGTTCTAATGCAGACTGTAACGGAGACGATGTAGAGAAGCTTTGATTTTTTACATATAAAGCGCCCTCTAAACTTCTACGCTCTTCTTTAGTAAGTAGATTACCTGTAGATGAAATTGCTAACGTAGTAGCCGCTCTTGGATCTACACTATCGATATAACGATATTCCTTTTCATAATTAAAGTCGTTATCAAGTGATAAATCATCCGCAAAATATCCGCAATCATAATAACGATATGTAAAATCAGTAGCAGATAGATAGTTTTTAATATCTGTTAAGAAGTTATACTCCACCTCACCTGTTATAATAGCTTGCTCTAATTCTGAAGTGATTGTACTTAACGGAGTTTGGTCTGTAGTAACTGATATGTCAACAGGGAATGTAGCATCTGCGTAAATGGAATAATAATAGTTACGAGGACCTGGGAATCGAGGATCCCAACCATCAAACGGCTCAGGTAAAGGGTTTCCATCTAAAAAGGTAAAGGCGCCTCCATCTCTATATACTGGTAGTATATTTCTCACAGACTCTGCTAATTCTTGATAAGGGAAAAACTCTCTAAAGTATAAAGTATAAAAATCTGTCAATCCGGAATAGCCGTTTGTATTAGCGGTAAGACCAGATCTTATAGTAGTGCCATTTTTTGATGCTGTAGAATAATCAAAATTATAACCTTCGTAAATATCATAGAAAGTGTGTCCGTTAAGTAATAAGTTTAAGATACTAGTGTTTGCTGGCTCTACACGCGCTTTCGGTAAGCTAGCCTTAAATAGCGCATATTCATTACCATATGAATCAAACTGATATTTTGAAATCGCTCCCTCATTATATAAATCAGAAAAATTTAACTTTTCACTAATAGTATTTAGATTTAGTAATTCAGATGTAGACCTTTCTTTAGTAGTGTAAGATTCAAACGTACTAGCTTTATTATCTATTAAAGGGTCACCTGCAGCGAGCCCACTAGAAACGTTTCTAGAATTTTTTCTATTATCTATTCTAAATTGTATAGGGTAAGCACTCTGTGGGTTAGTAGAGACGTTTCCATATAAGTCGGGATCTGGGAAAACATAAAAGAAATCACTTTCTAAGTTATCTCTATCCAACGAGTAGCTATAATTATCAGCATTAAGTTTAAATAACCCTATATCATCTGGTTCGAAAAATAATCCTACATCTCGTAATAGCTTTGCATCGTTACTAACTACTGTGGCTGTATCAGCAGTTTGTAAGTTAAGTAGATTGTTTGTTGGATTATCTGAACGAATTAGTAATCCGGAAACAGCTGGTGTCACAGAAGTATCTAAAAAATAGATATCTGTTCCAATAAATTTACTAAATAACTGACGCTTGAGTCTATAAAGATCCGCTATAGTTAAATTACCTTTTGTTTTGTTATTAAATAGCTCCGATAAGGGGTTATCTGGATCACAGATGGCGTCAAATGTATCTACTGTTATAGTAGGTGGGTTAATTTTAAATGCCTCGAGTCCTGATAAGAAGTTAGTTGTGGTTAATGCTTCTATACCTAATGGATCTAAATAATATTTTGTATCAATATCATTTAAGTTACTAGAATAAAGCTCAGTACGTGTTGTATCTTCATCGGCTGGTGTTCTAGGTAGATCGAAGTAACTTCCATATACATCAATATACTCCTCTATGTTAATACCAAGCTTATCAGTGACATTATCGATATCAAAAGTTTTAGCATTTAAGGTGTTTTCAGCTGTTAATATATAGTTGTATATGTTATCAAAAATAGCCTTTTCAACTCCGGTAGTACTACCTTTAAGTTTATTTCTCTCTATTACATACTTACCTTCATCACGTCTTTTCTTATAAAATAAAGCAACCTCTTTTAGTTTATTAGCGAAAAACGGAATCGCGATATCTAAATCTGCTGGATCTGTAAAGTCAATCTTTTGTAAGAATCTCTTTTCATTCTCTGTTGTATAGCTAATTACTATCTCTTCTATAAACTCCCTATAATAATCTTTAAAGAGGTTATTTTGTTCTGCTTTTGATACATCCTTTAAAGCGTAATACTTTTTTAAGTACGCTGTATAATAGGAGCTGTATTCTTCAGGAGTGTAGTCAACCTTTGTATATTGAATAAAATCAAGAAAAGAGAAGGGGGATACCGTATCTCTTGCATCATCTACCTCTGCATTAGTTATAGAGTAATTAACCTTTACTTCTCTGTAATTTTCTTCAACCATATATTTATTAAGTTATTTAAAATAGATCTAATCCATCATATAAGGCGTTAGCGAAGATATTTGATACTATACCATTGTCTTGCGTCCAATCACTATATGAAGACATACTGTGTGTTATTGTTGTGTTACCATCACTGAAGTTTATAATTGATCCAGTAATATCACCTGTCAGCTCTTTCTGATAATAGAAGTTATATATATCAAATATACTTCTACCTCCTCCAGACAAAATAGGCCATCCCCAGTTAGAATCAAAAGCGCTTAAAATATAATACTCATTAGCAGTACCTGAACTTGACAGCATAGATCCAGTTGTTGAGCTGTAGAATATACCAGGTTCTGTAAACATTGTAGGTTTTTGTGAAGCTGATAGGGGTAGGTTAGTGTTAAGAGCCACATAAGTACCACCGTATTTTTCAAATCCAACAATTATATCACCCGGTACCACTTTACTAGTTATGGTAAGACGATCACCTAAATTTTGACCATAAACTTCACTCTCTCTATAACCAAAAGTATAATAGTCTTTATTGTTTAAATTCTTATAACCAAATAACTTGCTCTTACTTATAGAGAGTAAATCAACCAAACGCTTGAGCTTAGGAGGGAAAGAGTATTTAGGTATAGCGGGTAAATCAATAGTCTCAAGTAATGAAGCAAGTTGGTCAACATTAGCAGTATCAATAACACTATTATTATCTAAGAAGTTTTGGATTTTTTCGTATGTACTCTTACCTATACTCGTTTGTGCCGAGCTAAGATCACCGAATATACTACCCAAGAAATCATTCATAAGGATAGGTGCATCGGTAAATAAAGGTTGCTGTACTATTTCTGCGAAAGTGTTTTTAAAGTCTATATCTTCATTTTGTTTAGCAACAACATAATAGCTACTTGGATGTATGGTAAATGTATTACTAGCTCCAGATAACGTAGTTGAATTATAAACAGTATAAGCAGAAAGATATACGTTTGTTAAATCTGAATCATTGGTGGTAGTAAAGTACCCCTTAAAGAAGCTACCCCTATCTAATGTGGATAACTCTTGAAAGTTTGAAGTGAATGTAGCGTTATAATTAGTAGCACCATCTGTTAAAACAATATTAAGAGCTGGTGATGATGGTACTGCACTAAGTAACGGCAAATTTTTAAGTGTGTTAAAGTTACTATCTTTTACCTTAACTACAAAAGCTATTTTAGTATTGGCAAATTTACTACTATTAATGTTAAAGCTTGTAATAGCTGATCCTTCACCATCTATACCATTTGAAGTTATAGATAAAGAATTATAATCTTCATTAGCAGAAAGAGATGTTGATAAAGCATAACTAGTAGTATTAGTATGGGTAAATATATCTCCTGTTTGATAGCCAAAGATTAAGTTATAATCTTCTAGGAAGTCGCTTTTAAAATACACTTCACCGGTGCCTGATAATCCTGCAAATACACCATCGATATCAGATGACGTCGTATGCGCTATGTTATTATTACTATCTAGCTTTACATATATGTTTGTGTCAACTGTTGTTATGCTATCAACCTCTACAGACTCAACAACATTATTAGTTGTTAAATATTGATAAAAAGATGTGTATGGGTATAGATGACCGTATGTATCGTTAATAAGGTCTCTAGAAAAATAATCTCTATCTATACCGCTACTACCAGACGCGTATGGAGTAATTGTAGGTAACCCACTTTCTACAGATCTATAAGAATTAAATCGAGTAATCTCGATAGCTGGTCCTGTTAGAGCGCTCTCTTTACCCGTTAAAGAGTTGTTAACAGTAGATATCAAAAGTTTATCTTCAATGTAGTCTGAGATATCTACCTTAACACTAAATGTATCATAATACCCTGTGCCTTCACCATCATATAAATAGCATGTAACTTTATATCTACCTGGAGTAGTATATGCATGACTAGCTGTAATGGATTCGGTTGTAGTACCATCTCCAAAATCCCAAACAATACGCTTATTACTTATAAAGTCTTCTATACCATCTGTTAGATTAGGTATAAAGGTAAGAGGTGTAATAGGAAGCGCATAACTAGAGTAAGATTCTTGACCAGTATAATTCTTTACGTAGAAGAAGTTATATAAAAGATCAAACTCACCAGAGCTGTCTAGCTGTAATGCACTTAGAGACATATACCTTTATTTAATATCAAAGCCTCTGTATTGCAATTTTACTTGGGATATTTGATATTTCGTAAAAGTAAGCAAATTCAAAATCTTGGAGATTGTAGTCTTGAGTTTGTATAAGGTTATCTTCTAATCTATAATCTGGATTCCAGACTATAAAGCTTAAATTTGGTGTTACGTTATCTCCATTTACCGTGTCTATGCTAATAACACCATCGATATTAAGTATATCTCTTGATATATTACCCGTTTCTACATTACCCCCTAGCTGTATAAGATCAAAATATTTTTTAAATATATTAAGAACTTTTGTTCTTATGGAGCTACTACTCGCTGCAATATTCTGATCAACACTCAAACGTATAAACGAGTCATTAATTATATCATCTAATGTATCGGGATCGTCTTGTATTGCTGAGCTACCTACCCCAAAACTAATAGCTTTAAATATTGGATCTGCAACTACAACGTTATGAGTTACATCTTTTTTATCAATACAGAAATTATTTATTATTTGCTTTTGCGCCGGGTTTAAGTAGTTAGGTAACCGCTCGTTTATAACTGGTTGGTTAGACGGTACAGTATAAACATATACATTATTAAAATTAGTTGATGTAGAAAATCCTACTTGACTTAACAACACCCTACCATCATCGTTAGGTTGATCTAAGCCGATTCTATTAAAATACCGTAGATACTGTCCCGTGTAGTCGTTATTATCAAGCACCTTCACGTCTTTAGTTATATTATTAAAACTACGATTGATTTGCGTCTCGTAATCTGTCTTTGAGACTAACCTATTTTGAGTTGAAAATATTTTAGGTGCATTATCACGTATTTGATCAACAGTTTCAGCTAGTTTAACAGGTGTTGATTGAAATCGGCTAGATATTAGTATAGTGTCTGCGTTAGTTCTATTTATAAGATTAATATCGTCTGTATATATAGAATTTGATATCTCATTAAATGCAGGTGATGTGTAGAAATTAAAACTCTTATTAGTTAAAGCATTTTGACTAGCAATTGCTATTTCATTATTAGATGTGATATAAAATATTAAAACTGTATCATTAGCGTTTAACTGTCTACCATTACTATTATTACCGAATCGGAAATCATAGTCTCCGTTCTCAGTAAACTTCTTTTCATATGAAGTTGCGGTAGGCGACTCTAAGAATAAAGATACCGTTTCATACCATTCAGTCCAAGCACCTGTATCTACATCTTTAACAAACACGATAAAGGAATTGTCGGATATAAACTGCTGATCGTTAACTGTTCTGGTGACTTTTATAGCTTGCTGCGATGTAAATGTGTCTACTAAAGTAATAGTTTCATATGGTTCACCAATTGAAGTAAAACTAGCTTCTGTTATTACCCCTTGATATAAAGTATTGTTGCTTATCGCTTCTCCCTCCAACACAGTATCTGTTATTTTTTGAAATGTGATGTCATTAAGCGTTGAGTAAATAAATCCATTTATATCTACAGAAGAAAAACGTGGGATAGTATAGACATTAGCATTTAAATTACGAGCTGATAAATTAAAATTAAGAAGTGACGTTTGATCACCTTGAGGTTTATACCCAATATTAGAAACAAGCTTGCTCATGTTATCATATATTGTAGCAGTATTAAACGTAGATTCATTAGATGTAGTATTAAGCTGGAACAATAATACATGGTACATATAAGAAACAACATCAATAAAAGCGCTAAAGTTTGAACCTTCAAAATTCTGGTCCGTGAATGTTTCGTTCTCGTTTAGCCTATCTATGATTAACGACTTAAGAGTAGTCGCATCAAAGCTAAGATAAGCATTTTTTGGTAATTTATAATCTGTAAAATTTTCTAAGCTCATACTACTACGTATCCTTCTTTATTTAATGTTGCGTTTAATGATAAATTGTAAATATCTAATTTTGGTATTGAAAAGCCAATTGTTATACGATATTCATTTTCATCAGGTATACCTTCGATGGTGATATCGTTAAGAGTAACTCTAGGCTCTTGAACTCCTAAGCTATTGTATATATCTACCCCTATAAAGTAGCAAACCGTTTCGTTGATATTTTCAAACAAATAACTTCTAAGATCTAAACCGATAGTTGGGTTAAGTAGTTTCTGACCAGGGGTAGTTGTGAGTATATTTTTAACTGAATTAAGAATAGCAGAACCATCTTGCAATTCAGATAAATCATTAGGTTCAGTTTTTGAATATAACTCTTTCTTAGTATACCGACCAAAAGAAAGATCTAAATCTATATCTTTATACAGATAACCACTCTCTAAAGAGTTTACCTCTGAAGTAGGTTGCTTTAAGTTATCTAAGCGTATTGCCATTTATATTATTTAATCATGCATGCTGTTACGCATAATTAATCTTACCACTTCTTACAGCTCCAATAACCAGCGGAGAACTTATCTTTCTTTTGATCACACTTATGACGAGCTCTAAATGACTTACGGCGCTTTGGATTACTCTTTTTGATCTTCATGTTCGGATCACCGAAGCGAACAACTTTCTCTTTACCATCTTTACAAGCCTTAACAACAAACTTCTTAGAGCCACCAGATGTTCTACGAGGTGAGTTACATTTCATACGATCTTTATTAACCCTCTCTGCATCTTCCTCAGGGTTCTTCATTCTTTCAAGTTCACGTTTACTATAAAAATCATCTAATACATCATCTTCAGATGGATGTCTATCTTCATCACCATAACTAATAAACTTTGCAACAGCATCAGTACCATACTTAGCCTCAAGTTCTGATTTAGTCATATCATTTGCAAAATCAGCAGCAATTGCATCCAATACCTCACCCATATCGTACTCACCATCCTCCCTTGCCGGCTGTTCTTCCATCTCACTGTGGGTCTTCTTAGATCTAGCACTAGGTGGTCGGGTTCGTCTATATCTACCGCCTGATCCATCACTGGCAGCGTCTACACGGCTAGGAGCTCCTCCTCTGGCCATATCATAAGAATCACCTTTCGGAGCTTTAGAAGTACCTTTCTGCCAGCTCTCGTTAATATTATTGAGTATAGAGTCAACTAAATGATTAAATTCCATATTAATATTTATAGGGCAGCATAAATATTAATATGCCAAAACAACATAATAATTTTAAAAATGATATGGAAAAGCTTCATGAAGCTTATGGTAGTATCAATAAAGCTAATAACGAAGAGGTTCTTGTAGAATCCTTGGATGCTTCTAACCCAGTCGAAGACGGTACCCCTGCTTATAAAGGTGGTAACGTTGAGCATGATTGAGCGTCTCACATTAAAGCTCCTCCGTTTGGGGAGTCAATTAAGAAGATCCTTCACCACAATCTCACTGAAGATGGTATAGTAGAAGAGTACTATGTAGAGCACAATGGCAAACTTGTCGGTGTTGTTGCAGAGAGTGTAGAAGTTGTAATGCTTCAAGAGCATGATGAAGAGGAGCCTGAAAAGGAAGATGAAGAAAAAGAAGAAGATGAAGAGACACTAAGCGAAGGTAAAAGTCCTAAGCATGGTGCTCGTCCTAAGCTTCAAGGTGTAAAGGTTTACAGATAATTAAGGATAAAGCTCATTTGTAGCATAAATATAAGTATGGCTAGAGAAAAGAAATTTGTACCGCTGTTTGAGGAGTACATGAGTCGCTATGAACGTGGTGGATTCTTGGTTGGTGATGTCTTTAAGTTTAATGATAATTTTAAAAACGAAGAAG